ACCTTTTGCTTTATAAGCGGCAATCTGTTTTGCATAAGCAGATTCTACTTCGGCAATCTCTTCATTACCTTCTGCATCATCATGAGGAATTGTTTCCCCATTTGCATCTTTTTCATGATGATCTTCTTTAAGATGACTACCATTATGTAAGTCAGCATTACTCACTGTGTAAGTCTGAATTTGTTCATCACGAGGCATAGAAAGATAAGTTTGTGCAAGCATATCGGCAGTAGTAAAAGCACCATCAGACAACGTATTGAGTTTATGCTCTTCTTTCATACCTGTCTTTCGCTTGCCCATTGCTTTACCAATGGCTTTTCTGCGTTTCATAAGGTAGTTATCAGACGAATCCTTGTCACCATCATTATCGACATCACCATCTTCTTGGCCGACAGGATCCAATTTTTTCTCGTTTGTTGGAATCATTTTAGTCTCCTTTGGATTTACTTCCTCAATATACATATTGAGTTCGTATCGTTTGTTATCTAGGTTTGCAACCTGGACATGTAGTTTTTGCTTCTTGTCCGTACCTAGGATATAACGATTAGTTTTACCGCTAGAAGGTTTTCGTGGACCTGTTGCAACTTTGTTGTCGATATCATCTTTATCGACTGTATATCCTCTTTTCTTTGCAACTGCATAAGCATGTTGCATAGCAGATGAGAAATCTTTATGATAGAGTTGATAATCAGATTTTGCTTCATCTAATCCTGCTCTTTCTCTTTGTCTTTTCTCTCTTTCTTTTTTCTCGGCTTGAGCAGTTTTTCTATTAGCATAAGAAGGTACTTTCATATCACCTTCATGAATATCATCTTTAGATCTTAAATATTGATCAAATGATGGAGAAAGTCCTGCATAATTTTTCATCGTTACTTTTGGAAATGTACGGTTCATCATGTCTAATACAAAATCTCTTGGGTCTGTATCACCTTCAATATCTTTCGCACCTGGCATAATACCAGCCATTGCTTTCTTTGCAATATTCTCAAAGTAGTCTTTATCAATACTAGGATTTCTATCAGAATATCCTTTAAGTTTTGCACCAAATGCCATGAGATCTCTTTTTGCATTTTCTTCAAGTGCTTGATTGTGTGCATGTTCTAACTCTTCTTTACTAAGAGTTTTCTTGATAGAATAATCAGCAAATTTTTGTGCTTGTTTTGCTTTTCTTTTTGCTTTGCCAGGATCATTGTATCTCATTTCGCCCCTACTTTTTTGATCTGCTTTATCCATTGCACGATATGCCATATCACCAGACATTTCTTTCACTGGTTTTCCACCTTGAGAAATGATACCTTTATGACCTTTCTTATTCATAGAAGAAAGATGTGCTTTAGCATCGTCATGACTGTCAAAACTTTTTACAGAGATTTTACCAAACTTTGTCTTCGCAGTTTTCACATCATAAGTCTCATCAACTTTAGTATCTTTCATTTTAGGTTTTACATTAACCTTTTCTGTTTTCTTATCAAGTTTAGTTTCACTCTCTTTTTCTTCTTTATCTTTTTTAAGAATGCTTCTAATACGTTTCACTTCATCTTTAGAAAATTTAGCCATTGGAATAGCCTTATCTTCAGGAGGTGGCGGTGCCGCCTCTGCTTCTGCAGGTGCCCCATTTCCATTTGCAGGTTTCGCAGATGATCCATTTCCATTACCATTTCCGTTGGCTTTGGCGTCCTTTTCTTTTTTCTTTTTATCATCAGGATTTTCTCCTTTTTGATAATGATGAACATGAATATCTCCCTGTTCTTTCATTTGAGAAAATGGTCCGTCGTGAAGTGTATTAAGCATTTTTTTCTCCTACCAGGCTTTACAACTCCAGTACCTTGCTTTTGTTTTAGGTCCTGGGTTGTCGCAATTATGGCGAGCCCTAAAGGACCTTCGCCTTGCTGGATTATCTTTTTTAATTGTCATATTCTTGTCGCCAAAATTTACTTTGACAACTCTACCGGAAGCATTTTTTACATATACTTTAGATTTTTTAACATCACCTGGAAGTCGTTTACCTATTGGCACATCTTTACCTTGATATTCTGCTTCATCAAGTTCTTCCATTTCACAAAAATTCTTAAAACTGTTCATTAGTTTTTGTCCTTTTATAAACTGGTATACATTCCTGTTACTTCTGTAAAAACATCTTGCAATGCTTCTGCATAAACACCTGTTACTGAACGAACTACTTTGTAATCCATTTTACGAATTTTGCCAAAATCCATTTTATATGTATCATCTGGCATTAACGTAATTTTAACGTGATTAATACCTTTTGAGTTTTTACCTATTCTCATGTGCAATGACTTTTCTTTCTTATCTACCATGAGATTTTTAGCACCCGTCATAGCCATAAATTTATTGCCGCCTAATTGTTGAAGAAGTGTGTTGGGATCAAATTCCCATTCTGTCAATTCAACTTCTTCTTTCTTATCTGGTAATCCATGTTTGTTATGTTGTGCCCAAGCAAAAGCATATGCTTTGTCTGTTCCAACTTTTTTCTTTAATGATTTGACTTGATGCTCTCTTCCTGGAGGTGCTTCTTCTCTATAACTCAATCCACCTTGTTTCGCCATTTGAGAATATGACTTACCTTTAGCAAAACCTTTTTTCCAAGACTTCTCTAAATCTTTTCTGTCTTTTCTATTACCCTTCAATCGTAGTTCTAATGCACGGCCACTCTTATTAGGTTTATCACTATCTGCCATCTTAGCACTAGCACGATGATACGTTGAAGCATCTAATTCTTGCATATTCATCCATTCATTAAATTTCTCATCTGCATCATCCAAATTCTTATTTTCTAATAGATGCACATTTACTTTCTGTATTGCATATTGTTCTTTAACTTCTCCTATTTCATGTCCTAGTCTATACTGCTTAATTGCTTTTTCGTAAATAGATTTCAATATCTGCAAAGAAATACCAGATACTTCTGATTTTTTCTTTAACACATCCATGATATCTTCACTAATTTTTTCTCTCTTAAAAACATTTCTGAATGTTGATGATTTCATAGTAACCTTTTCTGGTATAATTTCTTTTTGTACTTTGATTTTTTCAGATATGGCTTGTAATTTAAGACCTTTACGAATTTCATTAAATAATGATTTTGCATCTTTATCATTGAGTCCTGGAAGACCTTTGGCAAACTCATCGAATTTACCTTGAACTGCAAATCCTCTCAACTTTGATGCTGACATGCCAGATACACCTTCAGCATCGGGGTCTCTCTCACCTGCTGATACAACATCTATCGAATCAAAATTATAAAAACCATGGGGTTTATCTTGATTGTTATACTGTTTTAAGAGTTTACCAAAATCATTTACTCTGTCTGATCCTACAACCATTACTAATTTTTTATAACCTTTACTAAAAAGAGATGAAGCGGCGTGGAGTGCGGTGGGCTCTTTTGGAAAGGTTCTAGCATTCACATCTCTGCCAAACATTTTTCTGGCATAGTGAATTTTTCGATCAAAAGGTAATGGGTTCTTTTTAGCATCTTGACTTGAACTTAAATACACGAACCAATCGGCAGAACTTCTACCGGCGACATTCTTCAACTTATTAAGAAGTTTTTCATGTCCGATAGTAGGAGGATTCATTCTACCAAATGTGAAAACTGCGGTTTTACCTTCTAGTTTTTCGTGTAAATCTTTAAGTCGCATGTAAATATTTATTAACCTTCGTAAGGTATAAGTTCATTATTTTCATCAATATAAAATCTTTTACCATTATGTTCGACAATAGTATGAGTTGCCTCAAATGCTTCTTTTTGTGATTTCTTTGTCTTTTTTACTGTCTGTAAAACTCTTTGATATACTTCCTTATTGTCCATAATAAGTTTGAGAAGTTTATCAAATATTCGCATCACCATCATTCGTTGTGGCAACGTAGGTGTCTTACCATCATCAAGATCTTTCATAAGTTTTGTAAACAATGCAAGTTCGTCTTTTGCTATAAGACCTTGAGTTGCTAATCTTCTCAATCGTGTATCAACACCTTCAGATAAAGTGATGTCGATCATTTTACCATTAAGCGTTTCAAGCAATTGCTCTTCTTGTTTTAACATTTATGCTCCCTTTGACCAGTTTTTGGCGGCATTAAAGTTTTGTCTTGTAAACTCAAGACGGTCTACCAGTTTCACATACTGGTCGGATTTTAACTTATCTACTGCAACAAATCCTTCAGGATTTGTCACTCTAAAACCATCATCGTCCTGTAAAAAAGTTTTAGTCATTGTATTAACTTGTTCCAATTTTCTTAATATCAATATTTTACATGCAATTAACATATTTTGCATCTCAAAAATTTGTGCTAATTGTCTAGTATTTTGTTGAAAAAATCTTAAAAATTCTCTTTGTGCCTTTTGTTTTCTCAATCTCGCTTTTTCAGTTTTTAATTTATTTAAGTCTTTATCAAATTTTTGTTTTAGATATAATACTAAACCTTTTGCATGTGAATTAGCGTTTTCTATCGGACGCCCTTCTCTTATTTTTGTATTTGTATATGCTTTAATTTGTATATTTACGTCTTTATGATTCTGAATATATTTTAGAATATTCGGATTTAATTGTCTAAATAATCTTCCAGCACCCGATAGAATTCCTGTTATTTGTGCCGTTTCTTTTTCAGTCATTGATGCAGAACCACTCACATCTTCGTATTCCGCATCTCTAAACCATACGTTTGGCGTTTGTGTCATCTGCGAAACATCAACATCAAAATTAGCATCCATTTCAGATATGCTATCACCAGTATATCTTGTATGAAATACAATACCTAACTTTGATTCTGATATTTGTCTTGCCAAATCACTTTCTTTAGGAATTGCATAGACAATTGTATTTGGCTTAAAAATCAAATAATCAACACCATCAATTGTTTCATCCTTGAGTTGTTCAGGTACATACATTAAATCACCTTGTACGACACCTTTAATATTTAACTCTGGTAAATACTCCAGACAGAGTTTTAATTTATAATTAAGACTCTCTGGACCACTACCAGGATGATTTTTATCAATATCTTCTGAAGAATAATTCAACTTTGCATTTTTAGCAAAAATGCCTTTAGTACCCACAAAAAATTTATCATTGTCAGGATTAATTCCTGCAAAAACAGCAGGTGCACCATCCCATTTAACGGTGATGCGAACCTGCTTTCCGCTTTTTGTGGATCCCGCAAGCATATCTCTCAATCCCCTGAGAAAATTTATTGCTTGTCGTGTTCCGTCTACTCCATTATTAAGAATTTCATCTTCTATATGTTCTAGATGTAAATTCTTCTCTTCATTTATAAATCGTCTGAAACTATGCATTTATTTCCACGCAACTCGTTTCATAGTATTTATGTTTATTAAAGATTTAGTATTGTTGATCTTTGGCAGGATTGTGTAGGGTTGGAATAATCAAAGGCCCAAAAACCTATTGAATTACAATAACTGGCATTTTGTTGTCCAGCAAATAAATCTTCCACTGTAATATCATCACCACGAACACATATTTCTTTTACTTTCCAGCAAATCCATTCAGGATGACCTGTATCACGTAAAAAAGTGTATGGTGAAAGATAATGTGGAATTTTAACAGTTCTGTTCATAGAATCTAATTTATGATCTGTCTTAATAGATTCCTTGAATTTTGCAAAGTCCGTTTTTACGACAACTTCAACCTTCTCTTCTTTAATCAATTCAGTTTTACAATCGGGACAATCACCTTCAGGTGTCATAGCACAACCTAACGGGTCATCACATACTTGTACTAATTTTGATTCTTTGACGGTTTTACGTTGCCATTCAGGTTCTTCTTTAACAGTAGGCACGATAGCAACTTCTGTCTTTTTTTCACCATGAATTACAAATGGCAATTTTGTAACTTTTGCTCTTGGTTTTACAAGAGGTTTGAGCATCGGTTCTTTACCTGACTCTATAGTTACAAGCCATTCTTGACCATTCATTTTGATGATTTTAGTTTCTGTAGCAAGTGCTTTCTCGTACAGAAATGGAATACCAAAATATAATGCAACTAGAATTAATAGGATGAATCGTAGCATACGACCTCTTTGATTGGGTTAACAAAAGAGAGATAATCTCTCATTCACAGTAACTATTTTATCAAAAAGTGTCGATAGTGTCAAGTATTTTTTTCAGACCTTCGCCTGATATGTCATATTCACCTATTTTGTCTGAAACATCTTGATCCCCGTTAAACACTTTGAGATCACCATCATATCCATTATCTTTTTGTAGTCCGACAAGAATTATACTATGATCTTTATATTCAATTGTCATAGAGAATGGTTCGTTGTCGACCGATGATACTTTTATCATGTGAAATTAAACTCCTCAAATTCTTTCTTAAATTTCATTTTACCTCCAGTCGCTTTATCGAATGATGGCTCATCGTCATCTTCTTTCCATGGAGCATTAAATTTACCTTTGTGGGTCTTTTTGTCATTCATTCTATCTATCAAATCATCTTGTGCAGATTCTTCAAGATCATACAGTTTCATTTTAGCACGGTCAATACCAATAACAAATCTTTTTGATGATGTTGGATCGTTATATCTATTCTTGAGTTGTTTGACCAGCATTTGACCAAGACCTTCAAGTTCTTCAGTAGATATCAAAGCGAACATCAAGTCAGCAGTTGCAGGAAGACCGAAAGATTCAGATGTGTCTTCAAGACCGACATCTGTACTCGTGAAACCTGAACGTGTGGTCTGCGTGGCTGACACAATTGGCACATCATATTCTACTGCCATACCACGCAGTTCTTCAGCAATGGATTTTATGAATGTATAAGAATTCACATTCGACCCTTGCTTCAATCTTGCAGATGAACAAATGTTGAGATAATCAACAAATATAATCTGCGGAACAAATTGTCTTTTGAGTTTCAGTTCACTCAATAAATTACGAAAATGATTTGTATTAGCGGCGGCGGTTGGATATTCTTTGACAATTAATTTACCGTCTGTCACTTTGCTAATACTTGCAACTTTTCTATCATACAAATCTTTTGGTAACTGTTTCAGATCATCAAGTGTGATGTTCATCAAATTTGCATCAATTCTTTCTGCAATCTTTTCTTCTGCCATTTCAAGAGTGACATACAAAACATTATGTCCTTGAGACAAACAACTTGCCGCCATGTGACACATGAACAAAGACTTACCTACACCAGTACCTGCAATTGCAATATTGAGAGTCTTGTTTGGTAAACCGCCATTTGTAATTTTATTGAAATACTCTAGATCAAATGGTATTCGTTGTTCTATTTGATGATATGATTCATATCTTGCTTCGGCATCTTCAATGTAATCATGACCAATATTTGGATCAAAACATACCGCAAGAGCATCAGACAAAATTGAAGGAATTGCTCCTTTATCTTTATCGGTTTGTTTCTGTCCATCAATAATACTGATAGACTCAAGAACTGCATTATAGATTGCTTTATCTTGACAG